ACACCGGAACCGCAAGCGGAGCCGGTGAAACCGCGACGGCCGGTGCGTCGCCCCTCGTGGGTCACAGGTTGGAAGTAATGGCAGAACCTACGTTTTTCTATGCGGGCGACACGGTCGAGTGGACCAAGCTCGTGGACGACTACACGCCCACGGACGGCTGGACGCTCTCGTATGTGTTCGCCAAGGGCTCCGTGCAGCAGACCGTCACGGCCAGCGATAACGGCGACGGGTCGTTTGCCGTAGCGATCACCGCGGCGGAGTCCACGGAATGGGACGCGGGGGTCTACTACTGGCAGGCCAAGGTCACCCTCGATGACGCGGTCCACACTGTCGGCACGGGCCAGATAACGGTAAAGCAGGCGCTCTCCGATGCGGCGACCTATGACGGGCGCAGCGTGGCGAAAGTCATGCTGGAGAACATCGAGGCGTACCTGATCGACGCCAACAACCTCGCCGCGTCCAGTTACTCCATCGGCGGACGTTCGCTGTCCCGGTGGTCGCGCAGTGAGTTGCTGGCTGAGCGCGACCGACTCAGGGCTGAGGTCCAGTCCGAGCTGGGCAAGGCACGCATGAGCGCCGGCCTCGGTAACCCCCGCCGTCTCTATGTGAGGTTCGACCGTGGCTGACAACGTATTCCGCAGGATGTGGCGGGCGGCTATCAACAAACCGCAGGCGCGCAACACGATGCAGCAGCGCATGTACTCAGCGGCGCGCGGCTCGCGGCTAACGAACACCCTTGGGAGTGCAAACAACTCAAGCGCGAACTCCGAACTACACACCTCGCTCGCCAAACTACGCTCGCGCTCGCGGCAATTGATTCGCGATGCGGCCTATGCCAAGCGTGCGCGACAGATCGTTGTCGACAACGTCATAGGCACCGGCATCGGAATGCAGCCGGGCGTGAAGGGTACGCGCGGCGAACTTCGCAAGTCGGTGAACGAGGCTATCGGAAATGCCTTCTGGGACTGGTGCCGCGCGGAGCGGTGTCACACGGGCGGTCAACTTCACTTCTGCGACATGGAGCGCCAAGGCATGGGCCAGGTGTTCGAGGCGGGCGAAGTCCTGTTTCGTATGCACTTCACGTCATTCGGCGATTCGCCGGTCCCGCTCGCGCTGGAACTGATCGAACCCGAGCGGATGGCGGACGACTACGCCGAGCCAGGGCCTGTTGCTAATGGTGCGCGGGTGATTCAGGGCGTGGAGGTCGACCGCTTCTATCGTCCGGTCGCCTACTGGATTCGGCAGGTTCACCCCGGTGATCTGCGCTCGGATGCCAATACGACGGACCGTCTTGAGCGCGTCCCGGCCGACCAGATCATCCACCTTCGCGTAGTCGACCGCTGGCCGCAGGTTCGTGGCGTGCCGTGGATGCACTCGGTCATCGGCAAGCTCGCGGACATTGATGGATACTCGGAAGCGGAGATCATCGCGGCACGAGCTGGCGCGATGTACTTCGGCGTGATCGAGAGCACCGAGGACGCAGGGGCTTTCGGTGAGGAGCAAGAGGACGGGACGTTCCAGTTGCCGCTTGAGCCGGCGATGGTCGAAAAACTGTCCCCCGGTGAAAAGCTCAACTTCGTCAGCCCCAATCGCCCGAACTCATCCGTAGACGCTTTCCTCCGCTACATGCTGCGGGAGATGGCGGCCGGCATCCCCGGCATTTCCTACGAGTCGCTGTCCTGCGATTACTCGCAATCCAATTACTCATCCTCACGGATGGCGCTGCTCGAGACGCGGGACGCCTTCCGCGCGATTCAACAGTGGTTCATCCGCGAATTTCGCGAGCGACTGCATCGCGTCTGGCTGCGTCAGGCCGTCCTCGCGGGCGCTATCCAGGGTATCACCATCCCTGAATACGTCGCCGACCGCTCCAAATTCGAGGCCGTGGCCTTCAAGCCGCGCGGCTGGTCGTGGGTCGACCCCACGAAGGAAGTCGAAGCATTCAAGGAAGCCGTCAAGGCGGGCTTTACGACCGTCACCGACGTGATCGCGCAGACCGACCCGCAGGGGCGAGACGCCGACGAAGTGTTCGACGCGCGCAAGCGCGAACTGGACGACATGGACGAGCGCGACCTGTCGTTCGACACGTCTCCAGAAAACTACGAGCAGAAAGAGCCTGCACCGGCCCCGGTAGCAGCGCCAGAAGCCGAGCCCGAAGAATCAGAGGACGAGCCTAAGCGCGTCGTCCCTCTGCGGAGGTAACCCCAAGTGACTGACGAAGTGATCCCGCCTGAAGCGCGGGAGGCGGAGCCGTGCGCGCGTGAAACGCGAACCGGCATACAGACCCGCCTATTTGAATTCGACCTAGCGTCTCGCGCCGAGGGCAGTGACGCGATCCCGGTTGTCATCTCCACCGACGCAGTCGTGGAGGTCTCCGACGGGCCGGAAATACTCGTCCACACGGACGACGCTGTAGACCTGTCGCGGTTCCCGTTGCCGATCATCGCCACGCACCGCAGTGGGCAGGTAAACGTCGGCATCGTTGAGTCGCCGCAGATCGTCAACGGCCGGCTTCGCGGCATGGCGCGGTTTGGCTCGCGACCGGAGGCCGCCGGCTACCGGGACGACGTTCTGCTCGGCGTCGTCCGATACGTAAGCGCCGGCTATCAACGAATGAAGGCAAAGCTTCGCTCTGACGGCGTGCTCGTCACGAGCCGTTGGATGCCTTCCCACGCCGCGCTCGTCGCCGAACCGGCCGACATAGGCGCGGGCTTTTTCCGTTCCGCTGACACCGCGTTCGACCTCGAAGTCGAGCGCGAGGCGGCCTACGTCATCGGCCCAGAGACGTTCATCCCAGTTCTTTCAACGGCGCAACCCGCCGAAACCACAGGAGACACATACGTGTCCAATGTCGAGACCGCCACGGCGGGCGCAAGCGCCGAAGTCCGAGTCGATTCCCCCGCGATGGAGCGTCTGCGTATCCAGACGATCCACAAACTGTGCGACCAGCACAAGATCCCGGCCGAGCAGCGGGAAGCGTGGGTCAATTCCGAGGCGAGCGTCGATGACGTGAGCCGTGGCGTACTGGACGTGATCGCCCAGCGTGGTACGCGCAACCCGGAAACGTCGGTTGCCTACCTCGGCCTGTCGAAGAAGGAAGCGCAGGACTACTCGATCTTCCGCGCCATTCGCGCCGTTCTGGACAAGAACTGGTCGAAGGCCGGGCTCGAGTTCGAGGCGCACCGGGAAATCCAGAAGCGCACGAACGCCGTCATCAACGAGAACACGTTCTACGTGCCGCTCGAAGTGCAGCAGCGCGCGATCCCTCAGAAGCGCGACCTGTCGGTGGCGGCCAACGGTGGCGGCTACCTCGTGGAGACCGCGAATCAGGGTTTCATCGACCTTCTGCGTAACCGCTCGGTCGTCTTCCAGATGGGTGCCACGCGCCTGTCGGGCCTCGTCGGTAACGTCAACATTCCGAAGCAGAGTGCAGCCGCGACGGCGTACTGGCTTGCTGCGGAAACGACGCAGATCACCGAGAGCCAGCAGACCATCGTGCAGGTTCCGCTGACCCCGAAGACGGTCGGCGCGTACACGGAGATCAGCCGTCAGTTGCTCCTGCAGTCCTCGCCGGATGCGGAAGGCATCGTGACGGCGGATCTCGCGCAGGTTACGGCGATTGCGGTCGACAAGGCCGGTCTGCACGGCGCAGGTGGTTCGGGCGAGCCGCAGGGCATCGTCGGTTCCGCGAACGTCGGCTCAGTGACGGCCACGACCATCGGCACGGGCACCTACGGCAAGATGCTGGACTTCCAACAGGATCTGGCCGACGCGAATGCGCTGTTCGGCTCTCTCGGCTACGTCACGACCCCGGCCGTGGCGAAGTTGCTGGCCGGCTACTCGCGCTTCGCGAACACCGACACGCCGATCTGGGACGGCAACCTCCTGAACGCGACGGTCGCGGGCCTCCCGGCCATGACGTCGAATCAGGTCGAAGCCGGCTACATGTTCTTCGGCAACTGGTCCGACCTGATCGTGGGCGAGTGGGGCATCCTCTCTGTGGAAGCCAACCCCTACGCCAACTTCCAGGCTGGCATCGTCGGCGTCCGTGCGATGTACACGGTGGACATCGCGCTCCGCCGTGGTCAGTCGTTCACCCTGTCGACCTCGGTCGCGGCGTAACGGCTCGTGCTGTCCGCCATTGGCTCACCGCTGGTGGCGGGCAGCGCCCCCTCCATGCAGAAAACAAGGCACGTCCGCGTCGTGCGCGCGTTCTTCCCCGGCAAGGGGAAGGCGCTCGAGGTCGGCGCAGTTGTCGAACTCCCGGCCTATATCGCGGCGGAAGCCGTGCATTCCAACAAGGCCGTGTTCGTGGAACCACCCGCGCCCGCAGTTGAGGAACCGCCCGCAGCGGTGGAACCCGTGCAGGCGCTCGAACCGAAAGGAAAGAAATTCAATGCTCGGAAATAGCGGTAAATCCGCCTCGGTCGTGAGCGTCGTCAAGCCCCAGAGCGCAGCCAATACGGCTGCGGC